GATATGGACATTCCAAGAGTGTTAAGTTCTGCGACTGGATTTGAACCATGACCTCCAGGAGGAGCTACAACAGCATAAAGATTAGCTCCAGATCCATAAACTGTATTACTTTGAATAGAAACATTCGCCCAAGAAATCTCAGCACCAGAATCTAAGATAACGATATTACTAATAGAATTCGCTACTGGTTCCACTACAGAATATGCAACAGGATCTCTCTTACCATCACTGTCGAAATAAACCTTTGGGCTTATGTAATATTTTGTCACGTTAGGAACAACGCCGCTAACATTAACTGCAGAATCTAATCTACACCAAACTCCAATAGAATTGGAGAAATGTTCTGTAATCGTTTTAATCTGAGAATTTATAGAACCATCATTTGTCAGATAAATCGCACTGTTTTTGTAGAAATTACTATCTGTCGAGGCTGAATCTTCTAGACGAAGCAATGTCCCTGTTCTTGCTAATGCTCTTACTGTACCATTAGCATAAGCTCTATATCCAGTTCCTCCATTAACAATAACAATTTTTTCTACACCAGTATTGTTAGCTCCAGCTGCAGCTACTATAGCAGCATTAGCCACAACAGGGAAATAATCGTCAGTTCCAAATCTAGAATTGTCAGCTTGGCTTACAGAGGCAACATATATCCATTTATATTTGTCCGACAAAGTAAAAGGAGCTATTTGTGTTGGGGTCGAAATACTGCCTGGATCTACGGTAGAAACGCCACCATTGTTATTATCAAGACACTTATAAATGTGGAAATAACCGCCAACTGTAACAGTAGGACTGATTGCATAAAAATTGTTTGTTTCTAAAACAGTTAAACTTCTGTCGTCGTAAAAGTCATAAACTTTACTTACCCACATATTCTTTTTGATAACTGGGACTATATCGGTGTTCTTCAACTTTTTACCAAAAAGCATATTCCAATTATTTACGTATTGATTAGTATAATCGTCTCCTAACACATCAGGAATAGTTCCGTTGTGCGCAACTGGGTTCGAAGCAAACACATAATAATTAGATGTGTTTGTAGATATGCTATCTCTAATCTCTTCAATTAGCGCTTTTCTGTAATTAGGAAGTATTTTATTTTTACTCATTAGCTATATTAAGCTCCTAGTATTCAATAGGACAAGGCGGTGGTAATGGCTCAGGTGGCGGAGGCGGTACATAAGGAGAAATGGTAGCTTCCGAAGAAATATGCAATACCTTTATTTCTGACTTATCTTCTCTTGCCAACAAATATCTTCCAAACATTTCGCTAGCTGCTGGATGGAAAGTTTCATAAAGAATGTTTTTATACTTATCCAGAGTTTGCGCCACTTTTACTTCATAAGAATAATCTTGATAATAATAACTGTCTTGTATATATTTATCAGAATCTAAGAAGCTTCTTGTGGTGTTCCAATAACCCTTTTGAATACCAGAACCTCTCTTTGTAAGTTTACCAGCAATTTTAGCATACTTGCTATAATCTGGTTCTGTTGTCGAACAGAGATAATTCTGTGTAATTCTGGTCATAGGATCAATCAAACCACTAGCAACAGAAGCTGTCAATAGTGCTCCAGAACCAGTGCTAGATTTGACTCTAACTACAGGATTAATATATCCTGTTCCTAAGTTTGTCAAAGTAACATTAACTATTTTTCCATTAACGTCTGTGGTAATATAGCCGCTTGCTGGTCTATTTGCAGCGCTGTCTATGAATATTACTTTGTCAGTATTGGAATAATTAGAACCACCATTAACAATTATAACAGAAGGATTAATCTGACCGATAATGAAAGCTTCTACTCTTTCGCCTTCGAGATATCCTTTTCCTGAATATCCTCTAACCGCTTTAACTACAGTGTCTCCAATATTCGGGAAAGTGGAAACTTGAGCGTTCAAACCATTAATAGATCCATCAGAAGAATACATTATTTCTTCTGTTAGAGCAAAGTTCGATGGGAATATCGAAGGAGCAGTTCTACAATATGAATTAGTGGTAGAATTGTTCTTAGGACGTCCATAAAGAACAAGTTTTCTTGGACTTACAACTTCTTTGATTATAGTCAATTCATGAGTGTTAGTTTGACCTTGAACTGCTTGTAGACTTATTACATCGCCGTTGGCAAATACTTGTTTGAAGTTGCTAAGGCTGATAGTCTGTTCTAGAATCGAATAGATAGCAGCTGAAGGATTTCTTGTAAACGCAAAAGGCGAATACAATTTAACATTAGCAAACTGAGAAATAGTTTCATGAGGAGTGTAATTTACAATGTTTGTTGTATTACTATATGTAACTTTTCCAGGTAAGAACTTACCTTTAATAGTAGATCTTACGAAGTTATTAGTAGGACGAGTATAATTTGAACCTGGAACCGTATTGGATAATGAAGTAATAGTTCCAAAAGAATCTGTCACATAACTCAAACATGTTTCTATTGGTGTGTTCATAGCCCCAGCTGGATAAGATGGGAATCCATAACTGCCAGAATTGATAAATGTTTCGAGATAATCTGAAATAACATCAGTGTTATAGTCAACAACATGTGTGTCAGCTATAGAACCTACTTCAAAATCAGCACCCTGACCAGAACTATTAACTCTATATACGAATCCATCAGCGCTAGTGTTATAACCCCCACCACCGTTGATTAATTCAAAGTCTAGAGTTCCACCACCATCTCCAACTTCGGAAACGACTAATATACCTTCTTTACCATAAGTTCTAGTATTAGCCTCTGCAGAAACAGAGTTGAATCTAATATAATCTCTAGAATTAGGTGTAGAAGTTATTACCTCATTGAGACCATTTACAGAAAAATCTGTTGTCTCCATCATTGATTCGTTTCTAGCAAAATTAGAAGGGAACACTGAAGGAGCAGTTCTACAGAAAGAAGTTCTTGAAGAATTACTGCTTGGTCTACCATAAAGAACGATTTTGTTTGTTCCGATAACTTCTTTAATTACTATAAATTCTTGAGTGTTTGCTGTCTGTAGGCAAATAACATCATTATTGGAAAATACTTGTGCGAAATTATTCAGCTTAATAGTAGTTTCTAATGTAGAATAAACGTTAGCTGTTGGGTTTCTTACAAAAATAGGCGAATCATATACAGGTCTATTTAACTTAGTCTGAGCGTATTTTGCAATAGGTTCTTCACAGATATATCTTACAATGTTAGATGTAGTATTATAAGACACTGTGCCAGATAATCTTTTTCCTGTAAAACAAGATCTAACAAAATTGTTTGTTGGTTTAGTGTAGCCAGACCCAGGAACTATATTTGACAAAGTTGATATTTTACCAAAAGCGTCAGAAACATAGCTCAAACAATTTTCGATCGTTGAGTTCATGTTAGCATTAGAACTTTTTGGGAAAGCGTAATTCCCACCAACAGTTGATTCTAGATAATCAGCAACAATGTCAGTGTTGTATAAAATAGAAACAGAATCGGATATAGAACCTACTTTAAAAGATGCTCCTTGACCTTTAGAAGTTGTTCTGTAAACAAACGTATTCGAGTTTTTACTGAATCCATATCCACCATAGATCAGGTTAAAATTAAGAGAACCTTCACCTTTAACTACTTCAGAAATATACTGTCCTGCTTTATCTTTACCAACTATCTGTAAAGTATCTCCAACTTTAAATCCTTTACCGCCGAAAGTAACTTCTACTTTGTCCAATGACCCTAGAATCTTTGGAGCCTTAGACAAATAAGAAACACTAGTCTTTAGATCAGCAGTACCAATTTTTTCGTCGATATAAAAATCGCCACCTTTAGGATAAACATTAGAAATATAAAGTATGTTGAATATTTCGTTGTTATAAGATTCTCTCGTAACACTTTCAACTATAGCTGTAGTGCCACTAGAATAACCCTGGATCTCTTTACCAATAAAAAACTCTAAATCTTCATAGTCTGTTATTTCTAGGTATCGAGGCTCTGTCCAAGTTCCTTCCGAAACTCTCAGTATGTCGATACCAGGTAAATATATTTCTACATCTTCGTCGTATATTAATTTGAAAAGCAATCTGAAACATTGAATGCTTCCCTTAGAACGATACACGTCTAAGATGTGCTTTAAGATAAATCTTTTGTTAGAAATAATACTGAAAGGAATACCATAAAGATATTTTTTCTGGAAATACTCTAGGAATTTTTCTGGAGTAGTATCAATATCTCTGTATTCGAAAAGTGATCTAGCCTCATGAATAGGCTGACCCATAGATTCCAACCATTCATAATACGCCTTCATAAAGATTATGAAGTTTGGACCCTCTTCTTTATAGAACTGAGGGAACTGCTGTTCGATAAAATTGGAAACGTATTTTTCTATGTTTGGTTCCATTATTTCTTTTCTTCGATTATCGATACTGTTACGTCATCAGGATCAATTATTATGATCTTATTACGATTTGAGTAAATATCTTTGTTTCTTGGCTTAAAATAGAAAGAAATATAATTGTCATAAGCATTAATACTGATGTTCTTCAAATTAACAATTCCATTTTCATAGTCGATTGTTCCGACTGTTCCCAATTTCATTAGAAGGTTATTCTTTGTAGTATAAACATTAACCTTACCAGCACCATCATCTTCAAAATAACTCTCTGGATATGTAAGGTTATCAAAAGGATTATTGTAAGTAAACTTCGAAGTAATCATAGCAGCATGTTCAAAATGAGTATCATAATCATTACCATATAGGCTGACATGATTCATTATGCTTTCGTCGAAACTAACAACACTTCCAACCAAAGGAGCTACTAAATTAGTTGAGATAGTTACAGCTGTACCTGAAACGCTCACAACAAAAGAGCCAGCTACAATTCCTG